ACTGATGTTAAATTGGAATTGATTCAGAACTCCGATTTTTTTTGTATGATAGATGCGATGGACGATGTTGTCGCATTAGCCTGGGAGACAGACGAAGATGAAAATCAAAAAAGAATGGTTTTCAGATTCGGAGTGTCAGAACAAGAAATAAAAGACAAACTCTACGAGAGAGATTTGATATTAGAATTCGAAAAGAAAGTAGTTTATGAAAATTAATAAAAAAGCCCTTGAATTAATTGAAAAGGGATTGTCGTCAAATACTGTTAGTAAATTAACAGAATCACAAGTACAAATCCTTCATAGTAAATTATTCATATCAGAACAAGTTACTGAAGTACCTAATAAAAAAACTTACAAGGTTGGACCAAAAGGTGGTAAGATAGGAAATGTAATGGTCTCTACTGACCCAAACACTAAAGAAGTTATAGTAACTACTGAAACTGAAATGTTTGAAGACGATGATTTTGACTTAGATGCGGACCAAGCATATACTGGACAACAAGGGTCTCATGATGAATACCAAGCGGCGGACGATGGAATGGATGATGACACTTCACCAGAAAATCATGATAGTAAGATGATTGGAATGTCTGAAGAAAAAAACAAACCAAATCCATGGGCTATTTGTCATTCTCAAGTTGGGCCAAAGAAATCAAGAAAATGGGAAAGATGCGTAAAAGAAGTAAAAAAACAGTTGGGAGAAGGAAAAAATCCTGTATCTTTGTTTATTGAATCCCAAATTATGAAAATAGTAGAAAAAAATTTACCACCAAGAATCACCAAGGGTGATTTAATTAGGCATTTGTCTGAACAAGGTCCGGCAACTGCACCAACAAAACCTGCAACAAAACCAACCACAAAACCTGGTACAAAACCAAGACCAAAACATCCTGGTCAAAACCCAAATCCTGGAGTAAACCCAGCACCAAAGGCGGGAAAAATTTCTCCTGAAGATGCTAAGGATAAAGTGATTGATGTAATTTTAAACCTATTGAAAAAATAAAATGTCAAAGATTAAAGAACAAATAGATTACGGGAACAGACCAGAAAGAATGGACCCAAGGTTAGAAAGAAAATTGGCTAGCCCTGAAAGTTTATACGCTCAGAATCCTGCCATGAAAAAAGGTACTCAAGACGTACAAAGATTAGTTAGTTCAAGATTTGGAAAAGTTGCTGACAAACTTAAACAAGTTACAGGAATAGAAGATATTAGTTCTCAACAAGTTCAAGGTATGATTTACCAAGAGATGATGAGAAAACTTCCTGCAATCATGAGAATTGAGGCTGCTCACAGAGAAGAATTAGAAGAGTTGGCAAAGGAGGCTTCATTAGAAGAAACTGAGGTTCCTGAGGATTGGTTTGAGATTGAGGCTAGATTGAATAGACAAGGTATTGATACTTCTGATTTCAGATATCAAGAAGAAAAACCTGAAAAGAAAGAAAAACCTGAAATGCCTGAAATTCCTTCATTTGATGTTGAAGATTTAACAGACGAAGAAATTTTAGAATTAGAAAAACATAAGAGAAATATTATCAACGCAATTGTACAAGGAGCGGCGAAAAAAGGACACTACATCTTCCAAAAACCAGATGTTAAAGCAAGATTAGATGCGATTAATCCTTCTCTATATAGAGATTACTTAGGTATTATGGCAATCAACGATTTCATGTATTTTAGTATGGAACAGATGATTGAAATGATGAGTCAGAGTGGACAAGGTGTTGCAGGAAAAGTTAAGCTCGAAGACAGCGATGACGAAGATGAAGGTGGAGAAGATGAGGGAGAAGAATCATCAAACACTAAAATAATTGCGGATGGTATGATTTTCCCAATTCTATGCCATGAGATTATTAAAGGAATTGAAGAAGCAAAAGGTAGATATGGATTACCTCAAGACCCTGAAATGGCTCAAAGAGTTATGGGTCAAACAGACCTCTTATCAAATGAACCTATGCAACTTAGAATAGGTCCTGAGATTGTTGAAAAAATCAGATTTGCATTACCTGATGAAATGTATTCAGAATCTAACAAGGGCTTGATAAACTGGTTTCACACTGTATTATATCAGATACCAGCCGAAGAGTTTTTGGAATTAATCGGACTTGCGATTTCAGAAGATGAATCAAAAAATAGAAGAGCGACTTCAAAATTCGAAGAAATTATGAGAGAGGCTCAACAACTTAAAACCGAATACGACAACTACAAACAAAGTAATGACGATGAAGAAATGAGTGATTTCTTAGGTAGTTTAGGACCTGGTGATTCAGATGACGATGACGAGGATGATGACGACCTTGACGATTTCTTTAGCGGTTTAGGTATATCGAGACCGAAATAATAGAAAATGCGTGACTAAAGAACAATTAATTATAGAATATACGAAGTGCATGAGGAGTACTCCTTACGCACTTCGTACTTATTTACAAACATACGACAACACTGTTTCCAAGTATGTTCCTTTGGATTTATTTCCAGACCAAGTTTCCTTATTAGAAGATTACGAAAACTACAACGAGAACATCGCTTTGAAATATCGTCAAGCGGGTGTATCTACGGTTACTGCCGCTTGGGCTTCAAAAAAACTTGCTTTTGCAAGAAAAGAAAAACCTGAAAAAATTCTAATCATTGCCAACAAATTGGATACATCCATGGAGATGGCAAATAAGGTTAGAAGTTTTACAGAACAATGGCCCGCTTGGGTTGGTATTGGATTTTCTGCGGAAAAAAACTCACAAAGACATTTTAAACTTAACAACGGATGTGAAGTTAAAGCGGTTGCAACTTCTAAAGATGCTTTGAGAGGATATACCCCAACCATTCTTATTTTTGACGAGGCGGCGTTCATTGAGGCTGACGGAGATTTTTGGTCAGCGTGTATGGCCTCACTATCTACAGGTGGTAAGGTTATCGTTGTATCTACTCCAAACGGATACGACCCAATTTACTATGAAATTTATGACCAAGCCTTGAGGGGTATGAACGACTTCAAAATATCTGAGATGTTTTGGTATAGGGACCCTCGTTATACAAAAGACTTATACATGGTAAAGACTAATGACTTAGTTCATTATCTTTTAAATAGAGAAGATTATCCTATAGACGTATTGATTGACTTATCTATGGATAATCCATATGAAAGAGACCATTCTGTTGTTAAAGATTATGTGGAGCAAGGATATAAACCATGTTCTTCATGGTTTGAGGGAATGGTGAAAAAATTAAAATACGACAGACGTAAAGTTGCTCAAGAATTGGAGTGTAACTTTTTGGGTTCAGGTGATAACGTATTTGATTCTGATTTAATGCAGAATATTGCCAAAAATCAATTAAGAGACCCTCAGGCAAAATTAATGGGTAACGCTTTGTGGATTTTTAAAGAACCTGTGAACGGACACAAATATGTAATGGGTGTTGACGTTTCAAGAGGAGATTCTGAAGATTTCTCATCCATACAAATTATTGATTTTGATGAAAGAGAACAGGTGTTTGAATATGTTGGAAAAATACCACCAGATGTTTTGGCGGAAATTGCTTATAAATGGGGTTCCATGTATAACGCGTTTTGTGTTATAGATATTACAGGAGGTATGGGAGTTTCTACTGCAAGAAAAATGCAGGAACTACAATATCAAGGAGGGTTTTATGTTGACGGTGTTGATACCACAAATAAATGGAAGTACGACCCCAAAATGAATGAGAAGATTCCTGGTATTAATTTTAACACCAAAAGAGTTCAAATTATTGCGGCGTTTGAAGAGGCGGTTAGACATGGGTTCAAAATATATTCACACAGAACCTATAATGAGATGAATACGTTTGTTTACATCAATGGAAGGCCTGACCATCAAAAAGGACAACACGATGACTGTATAATGGGAATGTCTATGGCAATTTATATCGCTGAAAAATCTTTCCAATCACTAACAAAGGTTGTTAATCATACAAAGGCAATGTTAAATTCATGGTCAACGGTCATGAGTGAAAATAAGAACGCCTCAGATTTTTTCAATCCAATGGTCCCTCAAATGGGAAGAGACCCCAACTTAACGAACAATGGGGCATCTAAAGCCGATTACCAAAAATATGGGTGGTTATTTGGTGCCAAATAACTATTTATATTATCAAGGTAATAAGTAAAATTATAATATGGCAGAACAGAATATGACGGTTTGGCAACGACTGTCACAGACATTTGGACCGAACTCACTTTTAAATCAGGATTATCCAACGTTTAAGTTTGATAAAAAGGAACTTCTACGCACAAAAAGTAGAGAAGAGTATGAGAAAGAAAAACTTCAGGCTCAACAAACTTATTACTTAACTAATCAATGGGCGAAGGTTGAGAATAACATGTATTCTCAAGCAATCTATTATGAACCAACAAGGTTATCGGCTCAATATGATTATGAATCAATGGAATATACTCCTGAGATTTCTGCCGCTTTAGATATCTACGCCGAAGAATCTACAACCACAAATGAAGACGGATTCATTCTTCAGATATATTCAGAATCAAAAAGAATTAAAGGTGTTTTAGCAGACTTATTTAACAACGCTTTGGACATCAACACCAACTTACCAATGTGGACAAGAAACACTTGTAAGTATGGTGATAACTTTGTTTACTTAAAGTTAGACCCTGAGAAGGGTATTGTTGGTGTACAACAATTACCAACAATTGAAATTGAAAGACATGAAGTTGGCGCAAGCGGTAAAATTGCAACAGATGTTAAACAAGAAGTAGATAAGGATAAAAAGGCCTTACACTTTACTTGGAAGAACAAGAACATGGAATTCCAATCATGGGAAATTGCTCACTTCAGATTATTGGGTGATGATAGAAAACTTCCTTATGGTACTTCTATGTTGGAAAAGGCCAGAAGAATTTGGAAACAATTATTACTATCAGAAGATGCGATGTTGATTTATCGTACATCAAGAGCACCTGAAAGAAGAATGTTTAAAGTATTCGTTGGAAACATGAATGATGACGATGTTGAAGCATATGTACAACGTGTTGCCAACAAGTTCAAAAGAGAACAAATTGTAGATAGTAAAACAGGTAACGTAGACATGAGATTCAACCAAATGGCGGTTGACCAAGATTACTTTATTCCTGTACGTGACCCAGCAGCACCAGACCCAATTACAACATTACCTGGTGCAACCAACCTATCTGAGATTGCCGATATTGAATATATTCAAAAGAAACTATTAACCGCTCTTCGTGTACCTAAGGCATTCTTAGGGTTTGAAGAAGTTGTTGGTGATGGTAAAAACTTGGCATTACAAGACATTAGATTTGCTCGTACTATCAACAGAATCCAAAAGAGTATGTTGGCTGAGTTGAACAAAATCGCTATCGTGCACTTATTCTTATTAGGATTTGAAGACGAATTATCAAACTTTACAATAGGATTAACAAATCCATCAACTCAAGCGGACTTATTAAAAATAGACGTTTGGAAAGAAAAGGTATTGTTATACAAAGATTTAGTTGCGGACCCAGGTAATGGTATCCAAGCAACTTCATCCACATGGGCTAAGAAACATATCTTTGGATGGTCTGATGAAGAAGTTCGTTTGGATTTACAACAACAAAGAGTTGAACGTGCTGTGGGTGAAGAACTTAAAGCAACTCCAACAGTTATTACTAAGACAGGTTTATTTGATAATATTGATAAACTTTATGGTAGTATGACTGGCTCAACTCCAAGTGCAGGAGCAGCAACAACTCCTGACGGGGGAGAAGAATTGGCTCCACCACCATTAGGAGGAGGGGGTGAACTTCCAGCAGGAGAACCTGACTTAGGCGCTCCGGCAGAGACTCCGCCAGCGGGAGGTGAGGTAACACCAGAATCAAAAATGAAAGACCTTAATATTTTGGTCGAAAATAATCTAATTGAGGGTGCGGAAATGATTAATTTAGGTCATGGACAAGATTCTTTAGGAGAAATTTCAAAAGAATTGGATAAGTTATTAAATTCATAATATTTATTTGAAAATGAACAAAATGACCTTCGGAGCCGTAAAATCCCTTATTGAGAAAAATCTTTTAGAATCGTATAAAGACGAGAAAGAATTCAAAAAAACATTGAGAGAATTTAAACACAATGTTTTAAGTAATAAACCTATGTCTAAAGCGTATGCGATATACGACCAATTAAGTTCTCCACAGGGTTTGTCGGAACAAGATGCAAAGTATTTTATCGAAGAAGGTATTAATCTTTTGCATCAGATTTTACCAAGTTTTAAGATGCCAACAAATGTTTCTGAAAATACTGAAAACAAATATTCGGATATTGATAATCTAGTTTATAACCAAAAAGTAGATTTAGTCGAAAGAGTAAAGGCGAAGAAAAACATTATTAAAGTTATTACATCCGAAAAAGAATCTATTAAAGAAAGTGTTAATATCCCAATAAGTTCAATGGTTTCGGTTGCCAATCAAACAATCAGAAATTACATTCAAACATTAGATGAGAACACCAAAAAAGAATTTTTTCAAATAGTTTCTGAAGATACAAGTGTTTTGGAAACTAAATTCGAGACAATTCGTGAAAGTGCAATATCGAAACTAAAAAATATTTTAGACAAAGAGGAAGCTCAAGATATGAAATCTAGAATTTCTGAAACTATAGATAAGATTAAAATTGAAAAGTTTGACCAACTAAATTTTTTAAAGTTAAAGAATTTAGAAGAATCAATTTGATTGGTCTTTTATCCTTTGAATATACTTAGCCTTTAAAATCTGTGCTCTTCTTAGTACAGATTTTTTTGTATACTCTTTTTTCTCAAACAACTTTTGAGTTTGCTTGGTTTTGATTACTTTTGATTTTAAGGTCTTGAGGGCTCTTTCTATATTTTCCCCGTTATTGATTTTTATTATTATCATATATTACAAATATCTTACAACTAAAAAAAATTTTGACATTTAGGTTTATATGTTCTATTTTTTGTATAAGAAAAATAAACTTTATAACATGAAAATTAATGAAAAAAGGAAAAAGTGTAAAGCTTAACCTATTCAACCCAATTAAGTCGGTCTATGGAACAGTAGATTCTAAAAATTTAAAATCAGTATACATAAATATTCAATCATGGGTCACACCTAAAGAAGAGTACGATAATTGGAACAGAGTTGTTTCTAATTTAGGTAGAGAAATCAAACATTCAGTTTTTGAATCAATCAATCAGAATTTATTTAAAGAAAACAGTATTGTTGATTTGGACTTAAGAACAAGTGGAATTTCAAAAGG